ATTAAGGCAACGGGCTTTGACCGGGCTATGCTTCAGATGAAAAACATATTGACCCGGACATGGGAAAAGGAATCAAGGCAAGCAATCATTGAAACCATCAGATTAATTGAAGCACACCCAAACGCCACAAAACTACAAATCAAAGCCATACAGGAAAATCTTTCAATTCAACTTGGTCAGGATTTCTCCGCGCTTGTGAATAAGAAAGTTGCGTCAATGAACGAGTCGGCCTACATTGCAGGCGGTAAAGCGGCAGCACATCACGCCGGGGCAACATTCACTTTCGGTTTAGCAGACAGGCAGGCAGTAGCCGCGCTGAATAATTCCCTACGGTATTGGGTTAAAGACTATTACAACGATCAAGTGATGGGCAACCTCAACGATTCGCTGACTGCATTCTTTACGGACCCGGCCGTATCCCGCAAGACTTTAATCGAAGGTTTGTCTTCTGCCCTGAATGACACCCTTGCAAAATCTGATTCATACTGGGACATGTTGGCAGACCATACCGCTACAAAGACCCGTGAAATAGGCCGTGTTTCAGGATACGAACAGGCACACGTGAAGCGTATTCAAGTCCGGGCGCACATAGATGATCGAACTACAGATATTTGCAGACGCATGAACGGTAAAATATTAAGTGTGCCAATACTTAGAAAATCACTTGACAAACATCTTGAAGCGTGCAAAGTAGGTAACAAAGACCAGATGAAAGCAACTTGGAAATGGTGGAGCAACAAGGATGTTGCCAAGTTGTCAGAACCAAAACTACAACGTAAAGTTAACAGCGGTCAAATTTTCCTTCCCCCGTACCATGCCCGGTGCAGGACTATTACGGTTGCGTACTTCGGAGACTAGTTTCCCGGAGGGTGCTTCTTAATGTCCAAAAAATCCACAAAACCTTTTGGTGGTGCTAAAATTGTCTACGCTGCTTCCATAGTTAAGGAGAGCGTGCAAGATGCCACCATGTTCAACGGTATCAATTATCTTGAACGCCCGCGAACCCCGATGGGCGATGACGCTATTGAATACTACACAAACACTGTTGATTATAATGCCTATCATGCTCGGTGTTTAAGACTGAAGGCTGATGTTTCGGTAGGCCTGGGCATGAGTATTGTCAGCGGCAGCGCGGGCATGATGAAACGGCTTGAGGTTGTAAACGACCACGGCGATTCTTTTATTGAAGTAATTTCCCGCGTTGCCCTTGATTATGAAACAACCGGAAACGGATACCTTGAAATAGTTGTGGGCCGGGGCGGGAAAATTGTTGAGTATTATTTCATGCCGTCTCGCAGGGTGTACCGCCGTCCGCGCGGTGCTGATTCCGCTTATTACTATGCCAATAACGAATCCGGCGCGCTTATACCGATGCAGGGATATAAATTCGGCGAACCGCGGGAAGCCGGGTCATATATCATGTCATTTGCTCAGTATTCTCAAACGTGCGTGAATTATGGCCTTCCTGATTGGCGCGGTGCTGTTTCTGATATTGAGCTTGACTATTACAGCATGCTTTATAATCAAAAGTTTTTTATTAATTCCGGTATACCAGATTTGGCCATTGTAGTTGAAGGCGGTTCTTTTGATAAGGATACCCAAGACGCCGTCACCTCATTTTTAAGCTCAAATATAAAGGGCGTGAATAACGCTCATAAAACCCTATACCTTCCGATTTCATCCCCGGACGTGAAGGTTAAGTTTGAAAAGCTGGGGATGGATGTTCCTAAAGATGCCAGTTTTGACACCCTACGCGCCCGCTGTCGGGACAATATTGTTTCTGCTCATGGTGTATGCCCCCGGCTTGTAGGTATCGTTACAGCCGGTGCGCTTGGCGGTGGTGGCGAAGCAACAGGGCAGCTCAAGACGTTTCAGGAAATATCAATCGCACCACGACAATCCATGTGGGCTACAAAGCTACAAGGCCCCTTATCTGAAATGGGCATGGGTACCGTTGAGGTCATGTTCAACGAAATGGATACCAACATCCAGGAAAACCCGTCTCAGTATTATCCGGCAATGATCGGGGCCGGAGTTTTAACGGTTGAAAAATCCCGCGAAGAACTAGGCTATGAAATTGTAATGATTGGGGATGATAAAGCCAAGAAGGAAAAAGAACAGGCGGCAGAAAAGGTGAAGCTTGTTGATGATGTTGGCGAACCTGTAATTGATGCACTTGAAAAATTAAGCAAGGCACTTGATGGATAGCAAGAGTTTAATCAATGCAATAGTTTTGCAGATCGCAGAGAAAATCCGCGATCTTTCAACTATTCAGGGGCGTGTTCCGTGGGATAAGGGGTTTTTAAGCAAAAGCATTATAGCTGTTCTTACTGGACAAGGTGAAGCAACCGTTTCAAGTAATATGTCTTATGCCCGCGCGGTGCATGATGGTCGGAAAGCGATTGTTATTAGGCCGAAAAAGAAACGTATGCTGGCATGGAAACCCAAAGGCGCAAAGGCGTTCATATTTGCAAAGGAAGTACATCAGCCCGCCCGCGAAGGACAACCGTTTTTGCTTGAAGGCGCTGCGGATATGCAAAGCCGGGGATATGATTTTCTCAACCCGCTTCTACACGAATATGTTTCCGCTGAAATTGGCGAACAAATAAAAGATAGTATTGAGCTTAATTTTTCAGTTTAAGGGGGTTTTTATTATGGCTAAAAAGTTTTTAAAAGATATAAAAATCAATTTCATATCTTTGGTGCGCAAGGGTGCAAACAACCGCACAACCATTTTCAAGAGCGCCGATGGTGAAACCGCAGATGAACTTGTGCAGGTTCAGGCCATTAAAAAAGATGATGTCAAGCAAATGATTTATGGCATTGTCTATGCCCCGGATGAACCAGACTTGCAAGGGCATCAAGCCTCATGTGGCGAAATTGAAAAAGGCGCTTATGGATTTATGAAAAATCTTAAAGCGCAGAACATCGACAAGGGTCATAGTAATCAGGCCGATGGCGGTGCTTTTGTAGCCGAGTCTTGGATTGTGCGCAAAGGTGACCCGCTGTTCAGCGCCGAAAAGCCCGGTGCATGGGCTGTAGGCATTAAGTGTGAAGATGCCGCTTTATACGCTGAAGCAAAAGAAAAGTTGCCCGCTATCAGCATGGCGGGTACTGCAACCATAATTACAAAGGCCGATAGTGAAGGTGCGGACGCTGAAGGGCTACTCCGTAAAATTATGAACTTGTTTAAGGAACAAAAAATCTCTATGGAGGATGAACAGATGGAAAAAAAGGAAATACAGGAACTTATTGATGCGGCTATCACAAAGGCTGCGGAAGCAACAGCCGCGAGCGTTGAAACACTGAACAAAGCAATGGCAACCGCGACTGAAAACATGACTGCGTTGGTAACTTCTGTTGAAGAGATTGCCAAACAGTCACCCGGCACAAAGCAAGACCAAGAAGAAACCGCTGAGATCCAGAAAGAGCAGGTCGATCTCGGCAAGCGTATCGCTGACATTGCAAACGGTACAGTCGAAAAGAAATAAGTAAACAACTAATCCTTAGCATTGAAGGAAGGTAATTAATTATGGCAACCGGAAGTCTCGGAACAGTAAAAACAGCAGGCTCGGAAGATTCTCAGCTTATCGCCAGTGATGGTTGTAAGCAGAAACCGATTCAGCTCAAGGCAAACGTAGGCGCATTGTCTCGTGGGACAGTGATGGCCATGAACACCACGACTTTTTTGTGGGAACAGCACGACCAAGACGGCTCAACCGGCGCTAATGTCGCTCGATGTATTCTGGCTGTTGATGTTGCAGACAGCACCGCAGCGCAGGAGTCCATTGGTTTTTTCATCGGCAAATACCGGCTTGATGATCTCATTTTCCAGACCGATATTACCCGCATAGAAACTGCTCAAGCAATCAGCGAGCTTGCGGATGTTGGTATCGAAATTGATGAGTCTTATATCGGGACCGTGACCAGCACCACAACCAGTTCAACTACCTCAACTACAACGAGTACAAGTTCCACAAGCTCAACCACGAGTTCTACCACGACTACCACAAGCGGCGGTTGATAATAAGTTTTTACCCCAGATCAAGGAGGTCTGACAAATGGATAATCTTTTCAAAATCCGAACACTTACAACCGCTGTCAACATGATGCAAGATCCATCCATGCTCATGTATCAGCGGTATTTTGCAGGCAAGGCACGCGGGGAAGTTAGCGACCGGCTCGCATTTGACATTATAACCGGCTCCCAGCGGATACTTGAAAATATGAGTATTTACGCAGAAGCCAAAGTCACCGCCAAAACTGGGCGCAGCACAGTAACAATGACGGCGCCCCGGCTGGCAACCAAGCGGCATATTGCCGCTGCAGAGTTGAACGCCATGCGTGGTTTCGGTCAACAGGCTTCTGTTGAAATGCTTTCCGGTCGTGTTGCCCGCGAGCAGAAAGACATGATGAACGAGCATTTCCGCACATTGGAGTTCTGGTCAGCCAATGCCATGAAGGGTAGAATTTATGACAGTGATTGCAGTACATTGCTTGTCGATTACCTTGTGGACAGCGGCCATCGTGTAACGCTTACCGGCACTGACCTTTTCACCGATTCATCCAGTGACCCGATTGAAATGCTGCGCGCGCATAAGCGCAAAATTGAGCAGGATTCAGGCGGCGCTATTACCAGCTTTGATTTTATCGCTGGCTATGAGGTCATTGATGCCCTTCTGAAAAACACCCGCGTGCTGGCCCTGTTGCAGTACACCGGCAACAAGGCAATCCGCATTGCAACCGTTGGCGACATTGAAACGCTTGTCGGCTGTAAAATTATCGAGTACTCCGGCAGTTACCTTGATGCCAATGGTGCTCGTAAATATTACATTGACGCTGATCAGTATGTGCTTGTCGGCAATTCGCCCGATCTTACCGACCTTCCGTATGCCCCGATTATTGACTTTGAGGCACCCGGCGGTATTGGTAATCCGGGCAGTGGGCAAATGTGGTTTTCAAAGTCATGGGATGAAAAAGACCCGTCCGGTAAATGGATTAAGGTCGAAGGCCGCCCGCTTCCGGTGCTACAGCGTCCCGGTAATGTAATGATCGTGACGGCGGTATAACAATGGCGCTCGCGTCCATATTGCAGGTTCGGCAGCTTGGTGGGCTCCCTGACGACACCAAGCTTGCTGACTCTAAAATAGAACCTCATCTCAGTGCGGCAGCGCGGGAGTTACGCCGTGAAATAGGCGAGTACGCAACACGCACTGGCGATGAGAAAGAAGA